ACCACCACTGCACGCCATGCAGGTATCGCATGTCAGACGCTTGTTCATCTCGGCGGACGCAGGGCATTTCATCTCATGACCATACTCAAGCCCTTCGTTCGCACCACGGACACGGAACGTGCGCCATCCGTCCATCTTGGCAATTGCCATCTCTTTGGCTGTATCTACGCTTGCCATACACCACTGTTTAACGTGGTCTGCCTTGCCGGTATGCCATTGATGTGTATACCCTGTGTGACCTGCTGCATGAAACGTCAATTTCTCCCATACATAAGCAGGCACTGCTGCTGGGTCGCCGTACGTACCTAACCGGACGTGACGGTCTCTACATTTAATCATTGCTTCCCACAGTGCAGCGTCCTCAGGATATGGGTCACCTGCACCATCAAAGTAAATCCCACGCTGCACACCGTCCATCACAGCCCGCGCACCTTGCCCGAGATTGACATAGCATGAGCCACCCATACCGCGCCGATGTTTGCAGTCCCCACATACTGAGGAGTCATCTAGGTTGCGAGCATTTTGCACGGGTGATACGCCGTTATCTACGAGGATATAGGTCTGCACCATATTGCCCGTTTTCTTGTTCTTGGACTCACGCACTACTGCCACCACTACGATAGGCTTGCCATCTAGCAGTGAAGGGCCGCGATAGATAATGTAACCGCTTGGTTTGGCCGAGAAATTTGATGTGAACCGTGCGGGGTTTGCTTTTGCTGCGTTTGTCATGGTGTGATTCTCCAGAGTTAGTGTTACGTATAAAGATGTTTCTGTGTGTATCTTCCCGTACTACGGGAGTTTTTGCTGCGTCGTTGTTTAAGCGACTGACTACATTGTGACACAATACTTTCTACTTGTCAAGGGGTGGATATCGTTTTTGGGATTACGCTTGAACAATGCATGCTGGTGTATATGCGTTGTACGTACGCACTCTTGATCTCTCAGACCGGATTTCAGTCAGGTTTAACCGCTCCGCCGGTGCATAGGCAATCGCAAAAGTTTCGAAATCACAATCCTCCTCTAAATATACATACGCACTGCGCTCATATGAGTAATGGGTAATCTTGTCGGCAATCCCTAACTTGGCAATCAATGCCTTTGGTACTTTTAACCAGCCATGACCGTTGTCACTAAAGAATTCAAATTTACGCATGTCGTTCCCCTTTGCAGTTTTTCCCGTACTACGGGAGGTTTCGTTTAATTTAACTTTATCTATCCAACAGCCTATATTATGACATAGTTCTTTCCACTTGTCAAGGGGTAGACGTCGTTTTTTGAAATCCAGATAAAAGTTAAATTTTCAACGAGTTTTGGTGTGTGGTGTAGAAGTAAAAACTGGTTTCGGATTTTCCCGTACTACGGGAGTTTTTGTTGTAAGTTTCGTGTAAGGTGGAGCCAAAAAACAGAATCCGACCGTTGCGTGAGCATAAAAGGCGTTTCTAGGCACATTGTTCTGGGGCTAAAAGTGAGTGTTTATGCGGGTTTTGAGGGTGGTTTCTGGAGCTTGTTCCGTATTGTTCTGTATTGTTCCAGTTTTTTGCACAAGGCAAAAGTGAGTGTGGGCGCGGGTTTTGGGGTGAGTTGTTGGAGCTTGTTCCAAAAATGGACGAAAAATGCAGTTGCCAAGAATTCCCGTAGTACGGGAGAAATTAAAATAAAAACGCGTTGTCACGTGATTTGAGAGAAAAAAGAAAATCGGCAGGTATACATTCATTTTTTACTGGAACATTGGAACAATACAAATAAATCTATATAAATAGAGATAAATAAATAAAGAAAACTCTTTAAAATCAATGGGTTGCGGAGGTGAGTTGTCAAAATGGCATTTGTTCCAGTCGCTGGAACATTACGGAACAATACGGAACAATAGCTAATTGACAACTATATGTATTTCGGTGCTTTCCGTGCTTATTTTGCTTGCTTTTCCCTTCGCTGGGCGATACACTGGAGCCAGTGTATCGGTTAGACCCCCTCCAAATCCCCGCAATTCTTCCCGTACTACGGGAGTTTCTGTAACTGGTCTCATCCAGCCCGCGCCATCGCCTCGCCTACTACGCGCGCCACACACGCTTCGCCTGCCCCGCCTACTTCAGCCCCTCCCTCGCTCGCCCGCTTACTAACTTGACACCAGTTCCCTGATAAAAAATCAAGGCGAAAAAAATCCCCGCCGAAGCGGGGTTGGTAGGTATGTCGTTTTTAGTGGGGCGACTCGCGCCGCCCCGTTTCGTTTACTCTGCTTCGTCTTCTTCTAATTCGACCGGTTCGAATCCAGCTGCTTCAATCGCGTCTACTAAACAAGCTGCCAACTCTGCTAACTGACTATTCGCTTCCTTCATCTTATTTGCCAGCTTCATTAACTTGGCCGCCGCGTCTTCACCGGTTGCGCTTTTCTTAAATGCAATCATAATGTTGTCGCCCTTCTTTCCTTCGCTGTTTTCATTGTAAGCTTTGCCCGTTTCTACAGCGCGCTTAAAGTAGGATGCACAATTCGCCAAAGTCTTTTCTGCTACCGCTTCGCCGCTTGCGTTTAAACCTTTAGGGAAGCGCCCTTCCAAAAATGCCGCTGTTACTTTGCAAGCTGGCTTACCTTTAGTTGCGGCGCGCTTGCCCAGCTTCACCTTTGCTTCGAACAGTTTCTTGCAAGCGTCCGCCATTGTCGCGCTGGCCGATTTACTTGTTACATAGTTGACACCGATAGACTGCGCGAGACTGATAACTTCCGCTTGCGACAATGTAACGATAACGTCCGACGCTGCTTTGGTTGCTGCTTTAGTTGCTTTCAATGATGCGGTCATGGTTAGTTCCCCAGAGTAGTATTGGCCGCACTGCTTATGCCTGCTTAACCAATGACTGAATTATGCGCTTGTTCTTTCCATTCGTCAAGCTGTATTGTATTTTCCCGTGGTACGGGACTTTCTGGGTATCTCGACCCCACCGTACCCCCAGTACCCCTAATGGGCTTAGGAGTCCCCCGCCTTACGGCTCTGGGTGCCAGACAAATTCTCACCAATTTTTTGAAAACACCCCCCATCACTTTAAAAAAGGCCATGTCAAAAAAATATCACAAAAAATTCTGTACTTTTTACTACCATGCACCTATACTCCGCTTTGCTAAAGGCAGTACCCTATTCATCTGTGCCACAAACCGCCAGAACAATGCCACTTGTTATAACACCAGAAGTTGGTATACCTCTACCCTTGGATGTGACCCCCGAGGAGGCGGAGCAATTCCGCGAACGTGCAAAGGCTGCATGTAGGACGATACAAGAACTAATTAATGCTGGTGCTGAGGTAGAAATTACCACAGAAGACTCAAGGCATGCCCACGATATCTTTGCTAGTAACGCTCCACTTCGCGTTGCGCGGACACCGCCCGGTGCCATCCTAAAGCTCGAAGCCCTGCTTAACGAATTCGATCACGAGTTCCTAGGGGCAAATCGACGCATTACCAATTATGTAACCAACCGACTACTCGAAGAATCGATGGATGAAGATCCAAAGGTTCGCTTGAAGGCGTTGGAGTTGCTAGGTAAACGCAAAGGGGTCAATCTATTTTCTGATCAGGTCGAAGTTACTATTAAGCAAAAAGCAACGTCTGAGATTGAGACGGAACTTACTACGCTCCTAGAGAAGTATATGGGCGATGCCGAGATAGTAGAATCCAAGCCTGTATCAGAAGCACCGTACGAAGATTTAGATTCCATGCTGGGGCCACTTGATGATTGAGACCCTAGACCCGGCTAAGTTGGCAAAGCTCCCCCGAGAAGTACGTGACCGGTTAACCGTGCTATTAACAGAGCTTGAAGAGCGTAAGGCATCAGTAAATGCGCAAAACAACTTCTTGGCCTTTATTGCAGCGGTAGATAAGCCGTACAAATTTGGTGTACATCTGAAGCGCCTAGGTGCCTTGCTAGAAGATGTTGAGAGGGGTGAGAAAGACCGGATCGCCGTTTCGATGGCCCCGCGTATGGGCAAGTCCCAAATGATATCTATTTACTATCCTGCATGGTATTTAGGGCGACACCCCGACGCAAAGATTATTGTGGCCTCCCACACGGCGGACTTGGCTATTGATTTAGCGCGTAAGGTGCGTAACCTGATGCAGTCGGCTGAGTACCGGGCTATATTTCCAGAAGTACAGATTGCAGCAGATGCAAAAGCCGCAGGTAAATGGAATACGAACAAGGGTGGGGAATACTATGCTACTGGCGTTGGTGGTGCTTTGGCAGGTCGCGGTGCCCATCTTATTATCGTCGATGATCCTATCTCAGAACAGGCCCTTAAAGGTGGCGATTTCGGAGGGTTGGACAGTGTATATGAGTGGTTTAGTGCTGGTCTTCGTACTCGTCTTATGCCTAACGGCAAGATTTGTGTCCTCCACACTCGCTGGCACCAGCGGGATCTGATTGGTAGACTTATTAAAGACGCAACACTGAACCCAGACGGCGACCAATACGAGGTTTTTGAGTTCCCCGCTATTTTAGAAGTACCCGATCCGGAAGATAAAACCCGTACAATCCAGAAATCGTTGTGGCCAGAACAGTGGAGCTTAGAATCCCTGCTGAAAACCAAAGCTTCGATGTCCAATATGCTGTGGCAGTGGAACGCCCAGTACATGCAAGACCCTACAGCCGCCGAATCGGCGATGATCAAGCGGGAATGGATCAATTGGTGGGAAGATGACCGGCCCCCAAACGGTATACACACCATCGTTCAGTCATGGGATACCGCTTTAACCGCAAAAGAGCGCAGTGACTACTCATACTGCACGACTTGGGGGGTCTGGGAGACCGAGGATGGCGACAGTAACGTCATACTGCTCAACGCTTTGAAGGGGAAATACGAGTTTCCGGAGCTAAAACAGGTCGCCTACGAGCAATATAAGGAGTGGGAGCCTGATAATCTCATCATCGAGACCAAAGCATCGGGGCATTCACTCGTCCAAGAGCTTAGAAGATCGGGAATTTACGTCCAAGAGTTCAGTCCGGGCAAAGGACAAGATAAAATCGCACGATTGAACACAATATCTGATATGTTTGCGTCTGGGCACATATGGTTCCCGGAAACTTCTTGGGCAAATGCACTTGTCGAGGAGCTTTTGGCGTTTCCATCAGGCGAACATGACGACGGTGTTGACGCATTGACCCTAGCTCTTACACGGATCAGGCAAGGCGGGATATTACAGCTACGGTCCGACAAGAATGACGACGATGGGTTCATACCCCCGAGACGTAACACCTCTTATTACTAGGAGTTGGCATGGCAACGCAAAAATTCATGGGCAAAAACCAGCTTATTGACCGACTCGCCGCGCAGGTTGGCAATCGGGATATGGCTATTAGTATTTTGCAAGATCGTGGGCATCTTGCCGCAGATGGAAAAACATTGACCCCCGCAGGGGAAGCTCGGAACGCAATGACGGCAGAAGAACGCGCAAAGGATAGGGCATCAACACGTACGGGTAAGCCCGCCGCTGGATTTGGGTATAACCCAAAAACTAACACTGCTACTAGGAAACGATAATGGCAACTAATATGGACAAGGCGCTTTATAGCGCGCCTACAGGCTTGGATGCACTAAACCAAGAGCCTGATCTGGAGATCGAGATTGAGAACCCAGATAGTGTCGCACTTCGCATGGATGGCCTAGAGATTGATCTTGAGCCAGATGAGGAGCATAACGACTTTAACGATAACCTCGCTGAGTACATGGATGAGCGCGAGCTGGCGATGCTGGCTTCTGATCTGATTGGTGAGTTTGACGAAGATGTATCCGCCCGCAAAGATTGGATTCAGACATATGTAGATGGTCTGGAGTTATTGGGTATGAAGATTGAAGAGCGTACCGAGCCTTGGGCTGGTGCTTGCGGTATTGTCCATCCGTTGATGTCAGAGGCATTAGTTAAGTTCCAATCTGAGACAATCATGGAGACGTTCCCCGCCGCTGGTCCGGTTAAGGTCGCTATCATCGGTAAAGAAACCCCCGAGAAAGCAGAAGCCGCTGAACGTGTCCGTGATGACATGAACTATCAGTTGACCGAAAAAATGGTTGAGTATCGCCCTGAGCATGAGCGTATGTTGTGGGGCTTGGGCTTGTCCGGTAATGCGTTTAAGAAAGTGTACTTCGACCCGGGCCTTAACCGTCAGGTGTCAATCTTCGTCCCTGCTGAAGATATTGTGGTCCCGTATGGCGCATCCTCTTTGGAGACTGCGGAGCGTATTACTCATGTGATGCGTAAGACCAAGAATGAACTGCGTCGTCTGCAAGTTTCAGGCTTCTATCGCGACATCGATATGGATGAGCCAAGTGATTCTCTGGACGAAGTAGAGAAGAAAATCGCTGAGAAGATGGGCTTCCGTGCGACCTCCGACAACCGGTACAAGTTGCTTGAAATGCATGTTGACTTGGACTTGGCTGGCTTTGAGGACACAGATAAGCATGGAAACACGACGGGTATAGCACTGCCATATATCGTCACCATCGAGAAGGGTACCACCACCGTTCTGGCCATCCGACGCAATTGGAACAAAGACGACGAAGAAAGTATGGACGTTGAGCCTACTGTCTCGCTCAAAACCAAACGGAACCACTTCGTACACTACGGCTACATTCCGGGCTTTGGCTTTTATTGCTTTGGTTTGATCCATCTGATTGGCGCGTTTGCCAAGTCTGGTACGTCGATTATTCGTCAATTGGTAGATGCTGGTACGCTGGCCAATCTTCCGGGCGGTATGAAGTCTAAAGGTCTTCGGATCAAGGGCGACGATACCCCAATCGCTCCGGGCGAGTTCCGCGATGTTGATGTAGCTTCAGGTTCAATCCGCGATAATATTCTGCCCCTGCCGTACAAAGAGCCGTCACAAGTTCTGTTGGCATTGTTGAATCAGATCATCGAAGAAGGCCGTCGCTTCGCTGGTGCCGCTGATTTGCAAGTCTCGGATATGTCCGCCAATGCTCCTGTTGGTACAACGCTGGCAATTCTGGAACGTACACTGAAAGTGATGTCGGCTGTTCAGGCCCGCATTCACTACTCGATGCGTCAAGAGTTCAAGCTGTTGAAAGGCATCATTCGGGACTACACCCCAACGTCGTATGACTATGACCCAGTTGAAGGTAACCGTCGGGTAAAACAGTCGGACTACGATTCGGTGGATGTCATTCCGGTCAGTGATCCTAACGCAGCAACCATGTCACAAAAGGTTGTGCAGTACCAAGCAGTCATGCAAATGGCCCAAGGCGCTCCGCAAATCTATGACCTGCCAGAACTCCACAAGCAGATGTTGGAAGTACTGGGCATCAAGAACATCGGTAAGCTAATCCCAACCGAAGCTGATGAGAAGCCACGCGACCCTGTGTTCGAGAATATGGCCGTTTTGAATATGAAGCCGGTCAAAGCTTTCATGTACCAAGACCACGAAGCCCATATCGCTGTACACATGGCAGCTATGCAAGATCCAAAGCTGGCGCAACTGATGGGCCAAAACCCACAAGCTCCGATGATCCAACAGGCAATGATGGCGCATTTGAACGAGCATATCGCGTTCGCTTACAGTCAGAAACTCGAAGAACAAATTGGTGTACCACTTCCGTATACCGACAAAGACGACGAGCCAATGGACAAAGATATGGAAATTCAAGTATCTCGTCTGGCCGCTGCTGGCGCACAGAAACTTCTGCAAGCCAACCAAGCTCAAGCTGCTCAGCAACAAGCCCAACAGGCACAGCAAGACCCAATCGTCCAGATGCAACTGCAAGAGCTGGAGATCAAAAAGGGTGAACTGGAACGCAAGAAAGTCAAAGATCATGTGGACGCAGCCGCTAAAGCTGACCAAATCCGTATCGATGAGGCACGTATTGACGCGCAAAAAGAGATCGCTGGTATGCAAATTGGCGCTAAAACCGCTAAGGACAAAGCAGAACTTGAAGCCCGCAATGAGACTGAGGGTGTACGCCTTGGTTCACAGATTGCCAAGGATCAAGCAACGCTTCGTCTACAACACATGCAACACCAGCAAAATGTTAATAAACCGACAAAAGGTGAGTAATGGACAAAACAATGGAGATTATCCTCAAGAACATCTGGGGTAAAAGGGAGCAGTTATCAGAAGCCTTAGCCAATGGAGCGGCTAAGGACTTTTCCGAGTATCAAAAACTCTGCGGGGAAATTCGGGGTCTGTCCGTCGCAGAGGGTTATATCAAGGACCTTGCAAAACAAATGGAGCAATCTGATGAGTGAAATAGTAATCGCGACAGAAAGCGGTGAAGTATCAACCCTGCCGGAAGCGGCAGACGATAAAGCAAAACAACTCCCAAATCCTTCGGGGTACCACATGCTTGTGGCCATTCCAGAGGCAGAAGAAAAGTTTGAAAGCGGTTTGTATAAGTCAGATATGACCAAGCATCACGAAGAAGTACTGGCAACGGTATTTTTTGTAGTGAAGATGGGTCCGGATTGCTATAAAGACCCAGAAAAATTCCCAACAGGCCCTTGGTGTAAAGAAGGTGACTTCGTTCTTTGCCGTCCCAATTCTGGTACCCGGATGAAAATCCACGGTCGTGAGTTCCGGATGATCAATGACGATTCAGTTGAGGCTACAGTGCAAGATCCACGTGGCATTAGCCGCGCATAAGGAGCAACTATGAACAAAATGGAAATGACGGAGTTTGAATTCCCAGATGAAAAGGAAGCCAAACAGAAAGCCGCCCCGGAAGCCGATAATGAGGACTTCGACCTAGTAGTTGAGGATGATACCCCTGAGCCGGACCGTAACCGTGCCCCACTTCCTAAAGAACTCGTTAATGAGTTGGAAGCAGATGAGCTGGAAGACTACTCTGAGAAGGTGAAGATTCGCCTGAAACAGATGAAAAAGGTCTGGCATGACGAGCGCCGGGAAAAAGAACAAGCCCTTCGTGAGCAACAGGAAGCTGTTAAGTTTGCCCAAAAGATGTTGGACGAGAATAAAACTCTGCGTACCAAGTATCTGGAAGGTGAGAAAAGCTACATCGATACGTACAAAACCGCAGCCGAGATGGAGATGGAAATGGCTCGCCGGTCGTACAAGGAAGCCTACGATGCTGGTGACACTGACAAGCTTTTAGCTGCTCAAGAACAACTAAATCAGGTTAATTTTAAGCTGCAACGGGCAAAAGAGTATCAACCCTCTTTACAAATTCCGGAAAGTAGCGTAAATAGTAACTCTGAGGTCCAAGTACCTCGTCCTGACCCAAAGGCTGCTGCGTGGCGAGAGCGCAACACATGGTTCGGTCAGGACGAGGAAATGACTAGTTTGGCACTTGGCCTACACCAAAAGCTAGTCAAGGAACATGGCGACAGCTACCCGTCCACCAACGAGTACTGGAATGCCGTAGACGCAACAATGAAGCGTCGGTTCCCCGAAAGATTCGAAGCCACAACGTCTGATGCCGACCAACGGTCCGCACAGCGTACAGAAAAACCAGCCACGGTCGTCGCATCGGCAACTCGCAGCACATCCTCCAAAAAGGTGACGCTGAAGCAATCTGAGATTGCTCTTGCCAAGAAGCTAGGTTTAACCCCCGAACAGTACGCCCGTGAAAAACAGAAAATGGAGGCCCGTAATGGCTGAAAACAGACTTAGTCGTGAATTAGAAACCCGTGTAACGCAGGTGCGCCCTAAGCAGTGGGCACCAGCAGAGCTTTTGCCTGAACCAGATAAGCAGCCGGGATTTTCGTATCGATGGATTCGTGTCTCAACCTTAGAAAAGGCAGACCCACGTAACCTAAGCGGAAAACTCCGTGAGGGTTGGGAGCCAGTTAAGGCGAACGAACAACCAAAGTTTCAACTGCTAATCGATCCGGGTAGTCGCTTTAAGGACAACATTGAGATCGGTGGATTGTTACTCTGCAAAACGCCATCTGAGTTTGTGGAACAGCGTAATGCCCATTACGCCAACCAGACCCAAGCCCAGACGCAAGCTGTAGATAACAGTCTGATGCGAGAGAATGACCCGAGGATGCCTCTGTTCGCAGAGAAAAAATCTTCTACGTCGTTCGGCAAAGGACGTTAACTTTTTTAATTAAATAGGAGTCTTTAATGGCTTATCCAATCATCTCGGGCCCGTACGGCCTAAAACCGATCAATTTGATCGGCGGTCAGGTGTTTGCGGGTTCTACTCGTAATCTGCCTATCGCTTCTGGCTACGCTGCCAACATCTTCTATGGTGATGTTGTTACGCTGGTTGCTGGTGGCACAATCCAAGTATCTCCGCTGGCTGATGACGCATCGCCTTTGGCTGGTGTTGTCGGTGTCTTCATGGGTTGCTCGTTTACTAGCCCTGTTACCAAGCAGAAAGTGTTCTCGCAATTCTGGCCTACCGGCACGGTTGCTTCGGATGCTGTTGCTATCATCGCTGATGATCCTGACACTCTGTACAAAGGTGTTCTGGTTGCTGGTACCACTTCTAACGACGTAACTTCCGGTCTGCTGCCAGCCTATCTGGGCCAAACAGTTGTCGGTTCGAACGCTCGTCTGGTGTTGAACACTGGCTCGACCACTACTGGTGATTCTAAAAATGGTATCTACACCGCTGCTGGTGCAACTACGACTTCTCTGCCACTGCGCATTGTGGACGTTGTACCTGATACTGCTAACGCGTCTGGTAACTTCGTTGAACTGATTGTTAAGTTCAACTTTGGCTATCATTCGTACTACAACGCCACCGGCATCTAAGGAGCTAAATAATGGCTATTTCACGCGCACAACTACTTAAAGAACTGCTCCCGGGCCTGAACGCTTTGTTCGGTCTGGAGTACGCCACCTACGGTGAGCAACACAAAGAGATCTACGAAACTGAGACCTCCGAGCGTTCGTTCGAAGAAGAGACCAAGCTGTCTGGCTTCTCCGCTGCACCTGTTAAAAACGAGGGTTCCGCTCTCGCGTATGACAATGCACAGGAAGCATGGACTGCCCGTTACAACCACGAAACTATCGCTCTGGGCTTCTCCCTGACCGAAGAGGCAATCGAAGATAACCTGTACGACTCATTGTCGGCTCGTTACACGAAAGCTCTGGCTCGTGGTATGGCTTACACCAAGCAAGTTAAAGGTGCTAACGTCCTGAATAACGGCTTCACCAATACCGCTCAGTACTACGGCGGCGACGGTGTACCCCTGTTCTCGGCTGCGCATCCTTTGGTTTCTGGTGGCACAAACAGCAACATCCCATCTACCCCTGCTGACTTGAATGAGACTTCTTTGGAAGCCGCTGTTATTCAAATCGCCGCATGGACGGATGAGCGTGGTCTGCTGATCGCTGCTAAGCCTAAGAAACTGATCGTCCCACCAAGCCTGCAATTCGTTGCAACCCGCTTGCTGGAAACGGAACTCCGCGTCGGTACTAACGACAACGATATCAACGCCATCAAGAACAACGGTTCTGTCTCGGAAGGTTACACTGTTAACAACTTCCTGACCGACACCAATGCTTGGTTCCTGACCACTGACGTACCTAACGGCATGAAACACTTCATCCGCGCAGCTATGTCTACTGGTATGGATGGTGACTTTGATACCGGCAACGTCCGTTACAAGGCTCGTGAGCGATATTCCTTTGGCTGGAGCGATCCGTTGGGTATGTACGGTTCCGCAGGCGCATAAGCCAAAAGCTAGTGTTCATGCGGGTTTTGAGGGGGCTTCGGCCCCCTTTTTAATTATGTGTTGTGTTACTCGTTAATCTAATGTATTCTGGGGGCATTCTTCAACAAGGAGGCCCTATGGCACGTGGTATCTACAAAATTATCAACCTCGTAAATAATAAGTTTTACGTTGGAAGCGCAACTAATTTTACCGAACGAAAAAGAAAACATTGGTGGATGCTACGTAAAGGTACGCATGCAAATAAGCATCTACAATCCGCTTGGGACAAATATAAAGAATCTGCGTTTACTTTTGCTATTGTAGAAGAACTAACTAGCGAGGTAGACATACTCGTTGCAGAAAATGTGTGGCTCAAAGAGCATGTAGGCAAAGACTATTGTTATAACCTCGCCACAAATGCAACAGCCCCCACAACAGGTTGGTTTGGTAAGAAAAATCCAATGTGGGGTAAAACCTTCTCACACACAGAAGAAGCCAAAGCTAAAATCGCCGCTGCCTCCAAAGCCCGGGTACAGACTGAAGAAGAGAAAGCCAAACGCCGCAAGTCAATGCGGGGACACATCATGACATCTGATACTAAAGCAAAAATCTCCGCAACCCTATCAGGTGAAGGAAACTTTTGGTACGGTAAACAACGTCCAGATCATGGGGCTAAAGTAAGCTGTGCAGTTACAGCAACAAGCCCAGATGGTAAGTCTCTTGAGTACCCAAGTATCCAAGCGTTACGTGAAGCTGCGGGCCTTAACCCACCGACAGTGAATCGTGCTTTGAAGTCCGGTATGCCATTAAAACGTGGGCCATATAAAGGATGGTCATTTAAGTACGCTTAGCTTTTTGGAGAGGCGTTCTTGATGGTGGTGCTTACGATGGCAAGACGCACATAGCACTTCGCACTTCTTAGCTTCTTCTATGGCTGCTTTAAGTGCCCCATTGCGTAAAAGTAGGTATATTTTCTTGTCTGACGGGGAAGGGTTTGGATGGTGGAAATCTAACGCAGAAGGTTCTTTTTCGCCACATACTTTACAAGCTAAAGTAGACTTAAAGGCTCGCCATTTTTGACGCATATTGGCTTTGTAAATCTTAGTTTTGTCGGCAACCAGCTTTTTATTCCGAGCATAAGAGGCCCTGTTGCATGCACGTTGAGCGTCTTTATCTTTAAATGGCATGGTATTACTTCTTTACTTGACACAAGAATAAGCCCAGAGTATAAAGCATATAACCCCGGGAGTACCGGTGTTTGCGAACAGTCCCGGCTGACTTTCATGCAGATCGCTTACACCTAACCGCATGAAGGAAAAATCTATTATGGCACTCTCTACTACCCAAAGTATTTGGCGTTCTGGCGGCGGTGATCAAACCCGCACCGCTTATTGTGGCTCCGGCGTTATGGCTGCTCAGTTCTACATCGCTGACGCATCTGTTGCTACCCCTACTAAGGTCCTGAACAAAGTTTCAGGCCAAAATCTTATCCTCCCAGCAGGCGCAGTTGTCCTCTCAGTAGCTATTACTGATGCAGGTGCAGGTTCTGTCGATCTGAATACCCTTGGCTACAACAGCGGCACGGCAACGGCTGCGGCTATCGCTAACGGTCTGGATGTATCGGCCATCGCTACTATTGGTATCGGCGCTACTGTTACCGGCACTCCTACTACTGAACTGGCCTACGTTACTGTGACTATCGACACCTCTGGTGCTGGTACTGTTGGTGGCTACCTGACTTACTTTGTCGTAGACCCACTGGTCGGTCAGCAAAACGTCTAATAGTCTCGGGGGCTTCGGCCCCCCTTTAAAACAAGGAGATTATTATGACAATGCAATATGACGTTAAAAGCGCATACCGTGCTACTTCTGGTGTTTTGGTAGAAGGTCGTTGCCGCTTAAAAAATATCGTATTTCTGCCTAATGGTACCGCTGGTTCGATTGTTATTTATGACAACGCCTCTGCTGGTTCTGGTGATATTGTTTGGCAGACGAAAACACTGACGGGCGTTCAGCCTTTCCAGCTTATTGTGCCGGGTGAAGGTATCCTTGCGCAAAACGGTCTGTATGTGGTGTTTACAAACATTGTTTCGGCGACTATTTGCTATGGCTAAGAAGACCCCATCCCTTGCAGTAGGTCGTGGCGAGAAGCTTCCTGTTAAGCAGGGTGCGGGTCTTACCGCCAAGGGTCGTGCTAAGTACAACGCCGCTACCGGTTCAAACCTCAAAGCCCCACAGCCTGAAGGTGGGCCACGTAAAAAATCGTTCTGCGCTCGTATGTCAGGAATGCCCGGTCCTATGAAGGATGAGAATGGCAAGCCTACACGCAAGGCAGCATCACTAAAAAGATGGAAATGCTGATGGAACACCACGAAACCACTAAACACTTCGTCGATGCTCTGTCGTTGATGACAGTATTAGGTACGCTAATGAGTATACTTCCAGCAGTTGCGGCGCTTGCCTCTTTGGTGTGGTCGCTTATTAGAATTTACGAGACTAAGACAGTGCAAGGCTGGCTTGGCAAGGGAGAAAAATAATGGCCAAAGCTAAGAAATTTGGTACCGGTCGGGCTAAACGCTACGACGAGGGTGGTGATATTGAGGTTCCAGAAGAGGGTACTGGACTAAAGAAAGAATCTTTTGGTGATGCGTTTAAACGCAACCGCGCACGTGGCGAGAAGACCTTCGAGTTCAACGGTAAAAAGTACACTACCGAAGTTAAAGGCGAAGCCGCTAGTAAGCCCAAGTCAAGCGTCACCGCTATGCGGCCTACGGATGAGGAAGTTAGTAGCATTAAAGCAAAACAAGCCGCCGCTTCTGGTCCTACTGATGCTGAGATTAGCCGCATTAAAGGGTTACAAGCCAACGCTAAAGAAAGCCGTAGTGACCGTTTGTTACGTGAAGCTACCGATGACGCTAAGAAAGCTTCGTCAGACCCGGCGTTGCTTTCCGCTATGCCTATGGGTGCAGCCGCAAATGCTGCAAAAAGTTTAGTTTCCAAGGGTATGCAACGGTTTGGTCAACGTAATACCGGTAAGATTGCTGAGCGTATCGAGCCTACTTATTCCAGAGCTGCGAACAAAGCTGAAGAATTTACCGCAGGGCAAACTCGTAAAGAGGCCGCTAAAGGCGCAGAGCAACGTGCTGTAGAATCCCAACGCAATGCTGCCCGTCGTGAAGCAGAACGTACAGGCGAAGGTCGTGACTACTCTGAATACAAAAAGGGTGGTAAAGTTAAGAAAATGGCCTCCGGTGGTAAGACGAAGTCCGCTTCATCCCGCGCAGATGGCTGCGCAATTCGTGGAAAGACGAGAGCATAATGGCTACTAAACAAGACATCCGTCGCCCTAAAGGCGATACCGGCGACACCGACATCTACACTGCTGATAAGGGCATGCCCCCTATGGACGACGACATGGGTTCCGCCCCGCCGTACGTTCCTCCAGTTCCTAAAAAGCCTGTAAAGAAAATGGCCAAAGGTGGTTCAGCTTCATCCCGTGGCGACGGTTGCGCCCAGCGTGGTAAGACCAAAGGCAGGATTATCTAATGCCCGCCGTATCCAAGAAGCAAGAAAAATTCATGCAGGCAGTAGCACATAACCCAAAGTTTGCAAAAGCGGCGGGTGTTCCACAAAGTGTAGGCAAAGAGTTTACTCAACCAAAGGATTCTAAAATGAAAGCAATGAAAAAAGGCGGCGCTATCGCTTCCAAAATGGGTGCTGTTAAGACCGCTGCTCCTAGCAAAGATGGCGTTGCTGTTAAAGGCAAAACCAAAGGCAAGCAGATCAAGATGGGTGGTATCAAAGCCGCAGTCAAGGGTGGTAAGTAATCATGATGCCATCCCGTGGTATGGGTGCAGTAAGCCCTGCTAAGATCAAAAAGATCCGTAAACGGGATGGCAATGAGCCTGTAACGGTGTACGCTGAGGGTGGTGAGGTGTGGGATAAACCTAACCCAGCAAAGAAACCTAAGAAGTTAAGCCCCGCTAAAAAAGCATCAGCGAAGGCTGCGGCAAAAGCCGCTGGTAGGCCCTACCCAAACTTGATTGATAACATGCGAATGGCGAGAAAGTAATGGCAGTCACTACCTCAGTATCGACATTTAACCCAGCCCTCAATGAGATATTTGAGGAGGCTTTCGAGCGCGCTGGGCAAGAGATGCGTTCGGGGTATGACTTCCGTACAGCCCGTCGTAGTCTTAACTACCTGTTGGGTGAGTGGGCAAACCGTGGGGTTAACCTGTGGACGGTTGAGCAAGGCGCTATTAACTTGGTTCAGGGGGTAACAACGTATGATCTTCCTAATGATACCGTTGACCTTCTGGAGCATGTCATTCGCACTAATTCCGGACAAGGTCCTCAGCAGACTGATCTCAACATCACTCGGATTAGCGTTTCCACCTATTCCACCATCCCGAACAAGCTGACCCAAGGCCGACCCATTCAGGTATGGATAAACAGACAGTCTGGTCAGACTTCGGATGCGGTTGGTGCTACTCCTGCATTTCCACAGATTAACGTCTGGCCTGCCCCGGATCAAGGTACTGCCTTGAATCCTTACTATGTGTTCTACTACTGGCGCTTAAAGCGTATTGTGGACGCAGGCAGCGGTGTTAACGCTGTGAATATCCCATTCCGATTCCAGAACGCCTTGGTGGCGGGGTTGGCTTATATGATTGCATTGAAGCTGCCTAATGCTGACCCAACCCGTATCCAAGGGTTGAAGATGATGTACGACGAGTCATGGCAATTGGCTGCTGATGAAGACCGTGAGAAAGCCGCAGTTCGGTTTGTGCCACGGCAGATGTTTATTTAGATATGGCTAATCGTTTCGCTAGTGGTAAGGTAGCAATTGCCGAATGCGACCGGTGCGGTTTTAGATATAAGCTCAAAGAATTAAAAAAGCTGACTATTAAGACCAAACAGGTTAGCATTAAGGTATGCCCTACTTGCTGGGAACCTGACCAGCCACAGTTGCAGCTTGGTATGTATCCTGTAGACGACCCACAAGCACTGCGGGAACCGCGTCCAGACAACAGCTACTACCAATCCGGGTACAGTGGTTTGCAATTAACCCAGACCCCATCAAGTAGTGAAGCGGCTTTTGGTACACCAGAAGGTGGTAGCAGAGTATTTCAATGGGGTTGGAATCCGGTTGGTGGGTCTAGCGCAAACGATGCTGGGCTTACTGCCAATTACCTTACTTCTCCATGTGCAGTTGGGACAGTAACTATAACGATTTCTTAGGAGCAGGATATGGAAAAAGATGACAAGAAGCAAGACGTAGCCTTGATTAAAAAAGCATTCAAACAGCATGATACCCAAGAGCATAAAAGCGGTAAGGGTACTTCGCTGAAGCTTAAAAAAGGTGGCGTTACTTCTATTGAGATGAAAAAAGTTGGCCGTAATATGGCACGTGCTAATAACCAACGGAGCCGCTAATGGCTAAGAACATTTTGCAGGCCCCGGCATACGCCAAGCCGCATAGCATGTCTGGAGGTCCTATGAAGATGAATAAACCTGCTGATCCAACTAAGCAAGTCGCTGCCGAGTTCAAGCCCGGTAAAGCCGCTGCACGTGTAAGTTTGGGTGACCCAGCCGCAGATGATGTAAAGACAACTGGTATCAAAGTTCGTGGTACCGGCGCGGCTACTA